GATATCCGCTGAAGAGATTAAAGTTTCTCTTGACGGAATCCAAAGACAGCTTGATGTAATGAATAATAAAATCGACAGACTTGATGAAAGACTTTACGAACTCAATTCTGGAGAGTAAAGGTTGGGAGATGTTTCGTGCCGGGTGGAGACCAACTATAGGTTGGGTGTGTGGGTTGGCACTTTTGTACAACTTTATTGCTAGAGATATTATTGTTATCTTCACGGAACGATATGGTGAACCTGCACAGATGGATCATCTGATTACAATACTTGTAACGATGCTAGGTCTAGGTGGGATGAGGACATATGAAAAAATTAAACAAAATGAAATTAAAGAAACAACAACTAGAGTCGATTAAAGAATTAAGGTCTAAGATGGCAAGACTAACGGACACCATCGCTAGGCTAGAGTTGCATAAGCACCAAGTAGTTCAAGAGTCTATTGCTACAGGTAAAGCCCTTCAGGCAGTAGAGGATAGTATTACGGCTGAACACGGAGCGGATGTATCTCTTAATTTAGAAACAGGAGAAATAAACAAAAAGAATGGGAAAGATATCTAACACTACACAGTACCCAACGGTAACACCTGCTAGTGGGGATTATATGGTTGCAACGGATGTAAGCGACTCTAATAACACTAAGACGGTAACAGTGGGTTCTATGGCTAGCCCTATGTTGGGTTCACTGCTATCTGCTACACCACAGGTAGATGATAAGTTAATTGGTCTAGACACTAGCGACAGTGACAATGCCAAGAAGTTTGTAGTGTCTGATGTATTTAAAGCCCCATCATTAGTAACGGCAGATGTTGCAAATGACCACTTCTTGTTGTTAGATGCTAGTGATAGTAGCAACCCAAAGAAAGCTCTTATAACTGACATAACATCTTTGAGTGGGTATGTTGTAGCTATGGATGCTAAAACATCAGCAAACCAAACGCTTGCAGGTACAGCAACAAAGACGCAAGTTCTTTTAGGAGGTGCTGAAACAAACACTCACGCTGACTTGTCTGCCGCTGGAACGATTACGCTAAAGAGTTTGGGTAATTATATGGTTCAGACCAACTTCAATATTGGCAATGTAAGCAGTACAGCATCTACCGTTCATGTTGAGTATTACATTAATGGAGTTAGGTCTTCTTTGAATTCAATGACATTTGTCCTTCCGGCATCAGCTGACATAAGAAATATGAGTGCTACGTTCCCTGTAAAAGTAACGTCAGTAAACACGACTGTGGAATTTTTCTTTGCTGTTGAGTCAGGAGGCAACGCTGGTTTTGTTGGCACATCAACATCAATTAGCGGAATTGCAGGATCGCCTCCTACAGCGGTTGCGGTATATAGAGCACAGTAATGCAAATCAGAAAGATTTCAATAGGAGCTGATTACAAGAATAGTGCTATGCACTACATCGTAGGGCAGGATGTCCTTGGTGGAAACCATAAGATTCATTTAATAAAAGAAGAGCAGGGTACATTTAAGGTTTGGATTGAGCAGAAAAATGAAGTAATGCTGTGGAAGTCCTTTGGCCCTAACATGCCTGTATCAGTAGAATATAATATTAATTTTTAATGCAATCACCATATTGCTTCATCGTAAAGCCTGAGGGTGGCTTGCGATACAACAATGAGAATGAGTTTGGTCTTATCCTAAGCAATACTCACGAAGACCACACAATCACTAATCGGAAAGCGTTAGTGGTAGAAACTCCTATTGGATATAACGGGGATGTAAAAAGGGGGGACACCCTGATAGTTCATCACAACGTATTTAGAACTTACAATGATATGAAGGGTAGGCATCGAAGTGGCAGAAGCTACTTGAAAGATGACCTGTTCCTTGTTGATCCGGATCAATTCTTTATGTACTCCTTCAACGGAGGATGGAAGTGCCCAGGCAAGTATTGTTTCGTTAAGCCTACGGGAGAACACCTTACGGGAGAGATGAAGTACATCAATAAAGAACTAGAATCGTTAGGTGTGCAAGCTGGTGATTTAGTATCTTTTACTCCTGACAGTGAATACGAGTTCGAGATAGATGGCGAGAAGCTATATAGAATGTTCACTAAAAACATTGCTATTAGGTGGGAAAAGTAGAGAGGTGGCTTGATTGCGGATGTAAGCTCGTGAAAGTAAAAAGTAAATACAGATGGCAGAGATGTCCTAAAGCAGTAGAGATATATGAGCAATTCGAAAAAACAAGAGATTGGAGGTGGGATAAAAAGTACAGTGAACACTTCCAAGATAAAGTCAGAAATTATTGAGGCAGGCTACAAGGCCGTCAGTCAATTAATAAAGGTTGCTCAAGAGGAGATAATAAAGCCTGACCCTGAGGACGAGCTCGCTGCTGACAGATTGAAGAATGCTGCTGCCACAAAGAAACTAGCCATATTCGATGCATTCGAGATACTATCAAGAATAGAGTCAGAAAAGGAGACGCTAGCCACTTCAAATAAGAACACTTCATTCAAAGGATTTGCAGAGCGAAAGTCAAAATAAATTATACGAAGTAGTAAACGACTACATACCAAAGGCTGTTCTAGTTAAGAAGAACAAGTCTAAGTCGTGGACGTATGGATACGATGCGAAGTATAATCTTGTTGTAATATCTAGGAATGGGACGTTAGGAGAGATATACAATATCAATGGCCTGAAGGTAGGCCTTCCTGAAAAACCTAAGAATGTATTTAAAAGGTCTAACAACCAAAGAGACCAATATTGGGAGAGAGAGGAATATCCTCGTCAGTTAAAAAGAATCAAGACTATATTCCAATGGAATGATATGTCTTCGGACTTTAAGGACTCTTGGGTTGATTATATAGAGAGGGAGTTTGATAGAAGGGAGCACGGTTTCTGGTTTTATAACGCTGACACTCCAACATATATTACAGGATCACACTACATGTATTTGCAGTGGACTAAGATTGATGTTGGGTATCCTGACTATAGAGAAGCCAATAGAATATTCTACATCTTTTGGGAGGCGTGCAAGGCAGATAAGAGATGCTTCGGTATGTGCTACCTGAAGATTAGACGTTCAGGATTTTCGTTTATGGGCGCATCAGAGTCTGTTAATATGGCTACGCTAGCCAAGGACTCTAGGTTAGGTGTTCTATCTAAGACAGGTAACGATGCTAAGAAGTTATTCGTAGATAAGATTGTACCCATATCAAACAACTACCCGTTCTTCTTCAAGCCTATTCAGGATGGTATGGATAGGCCTAAGACTGAGTTAGCCTATCGTGTTCCAGCATCTAAGATTACTAAGAAGAATATGCACCAGCTTGGTGACGATGATATAGATGGGTTAGACACTACTATAGATTGGAAGAACACGGCTGACAACAGCTATGATGGTGAGAAGCTTAAACTACTAGTGCATGACGAGAGTGGTAAGTGGGAGAAGCCTGAGAACATCCTGAACAACTGGCGCGTAACTAAGACTTGTCTAAGGTTGGGTAGCAGGGTGATAGGTAAGTGTATGATGGGTTCCACGTGTAACGCTCTAAACAAAGGAGGTAATAACTTCAAGAAACTATACGAGGACTCTAACCCATCCAAGAGAAATGCCAATGGACAAACTAAGAGTGGCTTATACTCATTATTCATTCCTATGGAGTGGAACTTCGAGGGGTATATAGATAGGCACGGTATGCCTGTGTTTACTTCACCTGATGAAGCGGTTGAGGGTGTTGATGGAGAGATGATAGACACGGGAGCTGTTGACTATTGGAAGAATGAGATTGAGTCTTTGAAGTCTGATAGTAATGCGATGAACGAGTTCTATCGTCAGTTTCCTAGGACAGAGTCTCACGCCTTCAGGGATGAGAGCAAGTCATCCATATTCAACCTTACTAAGATATATCAGCAGATAGACTACAACGACAATATGATCCAAGAGCATATGCTCACTAGGGGCAAGTTCTTTTGGAGGGATGGGCCTGATAGTAAAGTGGTGTGGAGTCCTGACAGGAACGGAAGGTTCTTGGTCTCTTGGCTACCGAATGCAGGCCTACAGAACAATGTCGTTACGAGGAACGGAAGGAAGTATCCGGGCAATGAGCACATAGGCTCGTTTGGCTGTGACCCCTACGACATATCAGGAACTGTTGGCGGAGGATCATCTAATGGTGCGCTTCACGGGATGACCAAGATGCATATGGATGATGCGCCAACCAATGAGTTCTTCTTAGAGTATATAGCTAGACCTCAGACGGCAGAGATGTTCTTCGAGGATGTGCTTATGGCTTGTGTGTTCTATGGGATGCCAATACTTGTGGAGAATAATAAGCCAAGGCTACTATACCATTTCAAGAACAGAGGATATAGAGCGTTCTCCATCAACAGGCCCGACAAGCCCTCTAACAAGCTCTCTAAGACCGAGAAAGAGCTCGGGGGTATACCTAACTCATCTGAGGATGTAAAGCAGTCTCATGCGTCCGCTATAGAGTCCTACATAGAAAAGTATGTTGGATTGGATATGGAGGGCACATTCAGAGATGCCGGAGATATGGGGGGAATGTTCTTTAACAACACCTTGTTAGATTGGGCGAAGTTTGACGTGAACAACAGAACAAAGTATGATGCGTCTATAAGTTCAGGGTTGGCTATTATGGCTAATCAAAAACACATATATCAGCCTCAAAAACAAAGTTCAAAAATATCAGTTAAATTTGCAAGATATAATAACAAGGGCAATGCTAGCCGATTACGCCAATGAAAGAAGTTAATGTCAACATAGTAAAGAGAACTTTCCCAAGTCAATTTGTAAGCGATGA